GTGTGGTGCATCGACCCAAAACACTCCAAAGCCCCGGCGACCGAGGTGTGCACCGTTCGGCACGGTCAGGGCAAACGCTGGCTTGCTCGGTGGGTTGACCACGACGGCGCAGAACGAACTAAGGCGTTCGAACGTAAGGCCGACGCACAGAGACACATAGACGCGACGACAACGGCGCTGGGCACCGGAACCTACGCGGACCCGCAGCGTTCAGCGACCACGTTCGGGACAGTCGCCGAAGCGTGGATTGCAACGAAGAAAGCCGCGAACCGGGCACCGAAGACCATCGCCGGATACCGGGGCCTGCTAGACGTGGTGATCTTGCCGAAGTGGCAGAACGAACGACTCCGCGACATCGACCATGAGCGTTTACAAGAGTGGGTGTCGTGGCTGTCGAAAGATCCGGCAGCCCGTAAGCACAAGGGCAGCGACGATACCGGCCTATCCCCCGCCCGTGTCATTCAGGTTCACCAGGTGGTCCACCAGGTGTTCGCGTACGCCATCCGCCACGGATACATGGCCGTCAACCCTGCGGACAGCATCGAACTTCCCAGTAAGCCGCAGAGCAAGGATTTAGCCCTGACTCACAATCAGGTGAACCGGCTTGCCGAGGAAACGGCCAACGCGGAAACGTCATCGGTGCGGCACCGAAGCGACACAGCGCCATCCCTATTGCCGCCGCACGCCCTTGCCACCATGGTCCGATTCTTGGCCTACACCGGTCTGCGGTATGGCGAGTGCGCAGCACTGCGAGTGCGTGACGTAGACGTTGACAACCGCCGCGTCACAATCGCCAAGTCGATCACGGGCGTTCGCGGTCAGGGCCGCGTAGAGGGCGACACGAAGACTCATCAGAAGCGAAGCGTTCCGATCCTGACCACGGGCTTGACCGAGGAACTGAGACAGGTGGTCGCGGGCCGCAGTCCGTCCGAGTTCCTGTTCCCTGGCCCCGATGGCAACGCCATGACCGTGGGTTGGTTCCGGGTCCGCTTTGATCGGGCAACGGCCAAGCTCAACCTTGTCGGCGTCACTCCGCATACGTTGCGGCACTCCGCTGGTTCGCTGGCGCTGGCGTCGGGTGCGTCCGTGGTGACTGTGCAGAAACTGTTGGGGCACCGGAACGCCACAACCACGATGAACGTGTACTCGCACATGTTGCCGGATGACTTCGACAACCTCGCCGCTGCGATGGACAAAGCCGTTTCCGCTGGTCAGGCTTAGAAATATCGGGTGGATAATTGATGGATGGCGTTAACTCTCGATGATCTCCCCGACCTCGCTGGCATTCCCGAGGTTTCCGCAGCAACCGGCATTCCGGTTGCAACCCTGCGCTGGTACCGCGCGACCGATCAGGGTCCGCGCAGCGTGAAGGTTGGCCGGCATGTGCGCTACCGCAAGGGCGACGTTCTCAAATGGGTTGAGGCACAAGAGTCCGCGAGCGCACGCGGCGGCATCCGATGAGTGAAGATCTGTCACCCACGGCGGCAGGACTCTGGGAGTACCTATCCGCACTCTCCGGCGACGGCAAAAAGGTGCACGTCACTTTTGAGGACGTAGCCGAAGTATTCGCCTGGCCGATGAGCACGGTCCGGGCGGCGCTTGACGAACTTGTCGCAGCGGGCAAGCTGTTTGAAGATACCGACCGGCGGACCTGGCATCAGTCCTAGCAGGGGCAGGAACGCGTACAGAAGCGTGCATCGACGCACTGACCAACTGAGGACGAATCGCGTTGCGCCAGGGACAGATACAGCGACGACACGGCATGTGACCAAGATCACATTGACAAGTCAGTAGGTGCTCGTCTCGTACGCGATAGAATTACTATGAGGGTGAAAGATGATGGCAGACAACGCCACACGGCTAGGCAATCGTCGTACGGGTACGGTGTTCAGGTATCACAAGCCTAGCGACTACCGCCCAGCGGGCAAGTCGTACAAGCCGAGCACGTGAAAGCGCAAGTAGCACAACCACTCTCAAATTCCGAGTACCAAGCGGGCAGGTCCGGCGCTATAACCGGACGTGGTGGATAACCGGGTAGTTAGTCGTCACTGACCCTAAGCAGCGCAAGCTGTGAGCGACCCCTAGGCCTCTCCAATGACGATCCAGTTCCCAAAACATAGAAATCCTATGCAATGCGATCATCCACCGCCCAACGGTAAAGCATCCACCAACGCCCCTCAGGGCGAAGGGGTTTGGGGATTGTCCCCGGTAACGGAACCAACCGCCCAGACAGTAACTAGCCACGCAAGGCTTGACGAACCCTCAACCCCTCTGGGCTTGTTTCGGAAGTGCGGCAGGCTACGGACAGCGACGTACCCGACCGTCGAAGGAAAAGAAAAATAATTCCGTTTCGGTACTTGCCCACCTTGGCAAGGTAACGGTCCCCTGGCAGGTGAGCGGCTAAGCAACGATGGCCCGGACGACGGGAAGGTGAGCAGCCCGCACGGGGTACCCGGTTTGGTTTCGGGCTTGGGTCCACAGATTGATCGGTTCCAGTCGCTGCGCTCCCTTCACCTACGGGGAAGCCGCTGACGCGGCGTGAGAAGTTTCACCGGCCACAATTCCCTCATCCCTGCCCGTCAAACCCCGGCAGGCGACCACAGAGGCACCACCACGCACGTCAGGAGCAGAGACGTGGAGAACATCTACAAGTGCGAACGATGCGACCTCAGGGTCCGCGCGGGCGACGGCTACATCCACACCGAGAACGGCGTGAATTGGGCAATCCATCACCGGGATTGCTTCGAATTCACCGACTCTTACTGCATCGCGGTACCTCGCAGCTGGCACGACCTACTCAGCGCACATCATTATCTGTCGCAGCACAAGGTGACCGCACGATGAGGGCACATTTCGAACCGCCCGCCCCCGTACGCCGACCCAAGCCCGCACGCGGGGACCGTCAAATCTTCCCCGCTGATGTGGCCGTGCTAGGTGACCCGCGCAACGGGGTAGTGGACGTGGTACTTGACCCCGGCGGCGCGGACCCTGTCGAAACTGTAACTCTGACGGTAGATCTCGTTGCGGCACTGCATGTGAAGTTAGGACGTAAGCTCGCACAACTACAGGAGAACCCGTGAGCGACAGTGACATTGGTGTTGATGAACTACTACCAGCACACGGACTCGCGGCTATCTCCGCGTTCAAGCATGGCCCCGGCTATGTCCTCGCCCTTCTAGGTGACGACGGAGAACTCCACACCTACACGCTGTCCGGGCCGCGACTACGCCAGGTGGTCACCATCATGTGCAACGCAGTCCGGGGCATCCCGTCCGGGTCGGTGAGCACACTCCAGCACATCGAGTGAAGCTGTGCGTCGAGTGCGGCACACCCTGCGAAAGCAGCAGGTGCCCCGAGCACAAGCGGCGCAGATCCAACCGAGGATCAGCGACCGAACGCGGATACCCCGCATGGTGGTCGCGGCTATCGGAACGGGCACGGCAACTACAGCCCTGGTGTACCGACTGCCTGACACCAGGCACAGCCGGCAACCCGCTCACCCTCGACCACACCCCACAAGCGTGGACGCTGATCGAACAGGGCAAGCGGCTCACCCTCAAGCACGTCGCAGCAGGTCTGCTCACCGTCGTCTGTGCGTCCTGTAACCGGAGGCGAGGAGCGGCACGCGGCCACCACGTCAACCGGTCGGATGCCTAGACATCATTTCCGCTGGTCAGGGCCTATGCGATGCGGCGAGTTATGACCCTGGGGCACCACCCCTGACCTGGGACAACAGCGGACGCCCACGCGATAGCAAAGTTCGAATTACTCTGCGGTGCCCATGTCGATGATCAATTCGGCAGTGTCTTGGAGCACTTCATTGGCTTGATCCGGCGTGAGTCCCTTGCTGAGACACAACTGGGCGGTTAACGCAACGCTGAGGTTCAGTAGGCCGCTGACCAGTCGGGTGTGTCCGTCTTCCGGGTTTTCGTGGACGAACGTGGTGGCGAGTTCACCTGCGAGCGTCTTATGCCTGCCCTTCTCACCGTGCGCGGCTGTCAGCAGCGATAGCGCTGTGAGTGTGTCTTCCGTCAGTTGGTCTGCCATGAATCGAGTTTGTCATGCGTGCTGGTCCGAAGGGCAGTGTTGCGGTCGCTCCGCTGCAGTTTCGGCGTTGGCCGCGTGATCGTGCGAAGCGTCGTGAGAGGTTCATTCGTGAATTTCTGACGGTGCCCCGTGGTCACGGTGTTGGTAAGCCATTCCGGCTAAGGGACTTTCAGCGGGAGATCGTGCGCGGTGCATTCGCTGAGGGTGTACGTACGGCGTTGGTGTCGATTCCCAGGGCGAATGGTAAGACGATGCTCGCGGCTGCGCTGGCGCTGGCTGAGTTGTTCGTCGGTCCGCCGTCGGCTGAGGTTCTGGTGGTCGCCAGTGACCAGCGTCAGGCGAACATCACCTTTCGGTATGCGAAGCGCATGGTGGAGCTGAACCCGATTCTTGCTGAACGTGTGCAGGTGTATGCCGACAGGCTGTATCTACCCGAGAATGACGCCACTCTGTTGCCTCTCCCGGCTGAACCTGGCGCACTGCACGGACACGATCCGAGCTTGCTCATTGTCGATGAGTTGCACGTGGTCACTGAGGGCGTGTGGGAGGCGATTACGTCGATGGCCGGTAAGCGTCCCGAGTCGTTGACGTTGGCTATCTCGACGCCTGCCAGTTCGGCGGACAGCGTCATGTGGCGTTTGGTGGAGCATGGCCGTCGTGGCGATGATCCGTCGTTTTACCTCCGTGAGTTTGCGGCACCGGTCAACTGTGACGCCGACGACCGGGAGGCGTGGCGGATCGCCAACCCGGCGTTGTCCTGTGAGAACCCGTTTCTCGCTGAGGATGGCATTGCGTCGGTTCGTAAGACGCTGCGTGAGCCAGTGTTTCGCCAGTTGCGTTTGGGTCAGTGGGTTTCGGGTGTCGATTCGTGGTTACCGTTCGGGGCTTGGGATGCTTGCTGTGAGGAGCGTTCGATTCGTGGCCCAATCGTCGCCGGTTTTGATGGTTCGGCGTCGGGCGACTCGACTGCTCTTGTGGGATGCACGATGGACGGGCACCTGTTCCTAATCGGCCTGTGGGAGAACGACGGCACACCTGACTACCGCGTTCCGCGTGAAGAGGTCAGCAACGCCGTTGATGTGATGTTCGACCGGTACGAGGTTTTGTCCCTTGCCTGCGATCCGTGGGGATGGCGTTCGGAGATCGACGCGTGGGGCAAGAGGCACGGCGAGAAGCGGGTTGTGGAGTACAACACCGGGTTTGTCGGTCGTATGGCACCGGCTACCGACAGGCTGTATCAGGCCATCGTGGACGGCACGGTGACTCACGACGGTGACCCTCGTCTTGCTGCTCATGTGGAGCATTGCGTGGCCCGTCCTACGCCGCAGGGTGACGTGATTGTGAAGGACAAGCGTGGTTCGCCCCGCAAAATTGACGCTGCTGTGGCCGCGATCATCGCGTTTGACCGCAGGGCGTTCCATTTGAACAACCCTAAGAAGCGCCATCGCGCAGCATCTTTCGCTTAAGGACAATCCATGACCGATGATTTCATCGCTCTTCTACAGGCTCTTGATTCACACCAGTATCGCTATGGTCTGCTGGACAACTACTTTCAGGGCGTCTCGCCCCTCAGTTTCTTGAGCCGTGAGGCGAAGGTGGCGCTCCAGAACTTCGAGCAGATCAGTTCGAACCTGTGCCGCACTGCTGTCGTCAGCTTGCAGGAGCGTTTGCGCCTATCGGGCGTGACGGGTGCTGATGCGTGGAGCCTGTTTGAGTACTCAGACCTTGACCAGTTGGCCGCGCAGGTTCATCGTGACGCCCTGCTTTACGGGGTCGGTTACGTCCTCTGCTGGACCGACGCGAGCGGTCGTCCGCGTGCCACCGTGGAATCCCCAAAGCAAGTGGCTGTGACCCGCGATCCCGTGACCCGTGAGATCGTCTCGGCTGTGAAGCGAGTTCGTACCGCCAAGACAACCGAAGCGTGGGTGTATTACCCCGACCGGGTTGAGCATTGGACGGCGAACACACCGAGTGCGGGTAACGCAGGGTTCGAACTGGTGAACAAGATTCCGCACGCGTTGGGTTGTGTGCCCATCGTCGCCATCGGCCATGAGGATGAGCCGAGCGCGATTGATGACCTGCTGTCGATCCAAGATGGCGTCAACAAGCTTTTGACGGACATGCTCATTGCTTCCGAGTACGCAGGCCGCCCCCGCAGGTTTGCGAGTGGAATCGAGTTGACCGAGAAGCCGGTTATTGATGACGTGACGGGGTTGCCCGTCCTCGATCCCGTCTCGGGCGAGGCTGTTACCGAGGCCGTCAATCCATTTCCAGAGGAAAACAGGATGATGGTGTCCGAGGATGCCTCTTCGCGCTTCGGTGCCCTGCCTGCCGCCGACCTCAAGACGTTCGAATCGGGTATCCGTGTCCTGATCTCGGCCGCGATGATGGTGTCGGGTTTGCCCGCGCATTACGTCGGTTTACTACAGGATTCGGTCATGTCAGCCGACGCGTTGCGTGCCGCTGAGGCTGCGCTCGTGGCCCGTGCTGAGGCACGTCAGCGTCAGTACGGCGTTGGCTGGGAAGCGGTCGCCCGTCTGCTGGTCGCCATCCGCGACGGCGTTGACCCTGACACGGTGACCGCTCGCGTGGTGTGGAGTCCTGCGGATACCCGCAGTGAAGCCCAAAGTGCCGATGCGGCGGTGAAGCTCTTCCAGGCGGGTTTGTTGAGTAGGTCAGGATGCTTGAAGCGTCTTGGCCTCACCGCCGACGAGATTGTCGAAGAGTTGAAGAACAGCACCAACGAGGCCATGGCTGTCGCTGACGCCCGTGCCGCGAACATGGCATCGGAGATCGGCGCTTTGAGCCGTAGCAAGCCCGCAGCGTAGCTGCCACTGATCCGCCCATACCCGCCGCGTTGGTGGCTGTGCGTGGCGTACAGGCCCCCGTTTGACCCCTTCTGAAAGAGAGGAACCGTCGTGTCTGATACCGACGTAACCCCCACCGACACCACTGACGCCGAAGCTCCCAATGGTCAGGTTGAGGACGACGAGCGTCAGGACGAACCCGACGAGAACGCCGACACCTTCCCGCGTGCCTACGTCGAGAAGCTGCGGAACGAGAGCAAGGGTTACCGCGAACGCGCCAAGACCGCAGAGGCGAATCTAGATGCGACCCTGCGGGAACTGTTCGCCGTCAAGGTAGCCGCGACCGGCAAGCTAGCTGATGGCGAGGACTTGCCCTATGACGCTGACCTGTTGGCCGATGAGGACAAGCTAACCGAAGCGATTGACGAACTGATAAAGCGCAAGCCGCACCTTGCCGCTCGCAAGGTTTCCGGCAGCGTCGGCCAGGGTGTCACCGGCACCAAGGATGAGCCGTTCTCACTTCTGGGCCGCTTGCAGCGATCCGTTTGATAAAATTGGGGTGACGAAAGCGATTGATTCGCAGTCACTCTCAGTACTTCCCGGGCCTGACGCCCAATTCAGCACTCCTGTCCTGATGACAGCGGTATCGCTCTGTCTATCAAGGACTTTCAGAATGACTATTCAGACCCCGGGTAATAACCCATCCCTAACCGCTGCTGAGGTGGCGAAGCTCCTCGTTCAGCCGCTTGAGCAGGCGTCCTCGTTCCTCGCTGCGGGACCGCAGATCATCGACACCGCTGGGCCTTTGCGTGTGCCGCGCATCGCGTCGGGTGCGTCAGCCGCATTCGTTGCAGCCGGTGCCCAGATTCCCGAGAGCGCACCGACGTTCGATGAGGTGCAGCTACTACCCTCGACCCTCAAGGGCATCAAGAGTCTTACCAAGCTCAGCGCCGAACTGATCCGCGAGGCCACCCACACCGTGGGCGCACTCGACCAGGTCATCTCCACCCGTCTCGTCACCGACGTGTCCAACGTTCTCGACACCGCCCTGTATGACGGCACCGGAGCAAGTGACACCATCAAGGGAATTTTCCGCCAGACCGGCATCACTACCGGCGTGCTGGACCTCGCGGACCCGGACAGCCTCATCGATGGCCTTGCGGCTGCTCAGGGCAACCACGTGGCCGCAACGCACTGGGTGATGACCCCGCAGTCGTTCGCCGCGCTACGCAAGCTCCACGTCGGCACCGATGACGCCCGCTACCTGCTTGATCCGAATCTGCATGAGGGCACTCAGTTCACCCTGTTCGGTCTTCCAGTGATCATCACCGATTACATCCCGAACACCGGCACCGCACCGGGTAAGGCACGCGTGGCGCTGGTCGACTTCTCCAAGGTCATCGTGGCCCGTGATCAGTCGCCCTCGGTCACGGTCCTTGATCAGACGTTCGGTGACTATGACACCGTGGGTATCCGTGTCACTGCACGTTTCGATGTTGGCCTGCTATCCCCGAAGGCCGTCACCCTGTTGACTGAGGCCTAATCATGCCAGCGCCAACCTATCTGGATCTTGGCGATTTGATGGGCAGGACGGTTCGCCCGGAGCAGGGCGAAGCCGTCATTCAGAACATCACGGCAATGGTCAAGGCGTACACCCGTGGCGTGGGATTCGCCAACGGGGTGCCTAACGATGAGTTGCGGGCAGTGATCCTGTCGGCGGCGTGCCGCATGATCGCCAACCCGCGAGGCATCGAGCTAGGCGAGAGTGTGGGGCCGCAGTCGGTGTCATTCCGTGGTGCGTTCACTGGTTGGAGTGTTGCGGAAGCATTCACCCTCAACAGGTACCGGAAGCGTGCTGAGTAATGGCGTCTGCACAGGTGTTTCGCCCTTCGCGTGATTGGAAGGGTCAGACGGTCGGCCAGTTGGACGACTACCTGATCGGCACTGTTACCGGTGTGGTGATGGGTGGTCCTTCGGTTCAGCCCGTCCGCAACTTCCCGGGCACTGTGAGCACTGAGGGCCAGATTGGCATCCCGTTCGACCAGGAATCCGAGGTGGTGGTGCAGCAGCACGACCGGCTGTTGATCGGTTCGACGTTGTATGCGGTTGTGTCGGATCGGCTTTGGACTGATGTGAATGTCTTGACGGGTAGTCAGCCGTCTTACTACTGGGTCGAGATTCGTTCGACCACATAGACAACGCCGCTGGGGAACTTTGAATGTCCACCTCAGCGTGCGGGGTGCGGGCCTTTTGGGAGATTGGTCACCCGCACCCACCCAAGCACAGGCCCCACACGCGAACAGGTCTCTCTCTGACCTGCGGGCACGTGTGGGCGTCTGAGGGATGGGAGTGATGACCCCATCCCGAGCACATGCCCCCGGTTCCCCTGTTTCCTGCAATTCCAGGGTTGAGCCGGGGGCGTTGTGTGCTTACGAGCAACCCGGTTTTGAGTACGGGCCGGGGGTGCTGTCGGAATGGAGTACAGCACCAGGGGATGCCCCGCATGCTTTCGGCGTGCGGGGTCTTTCTCGTTATGTACCGTCTTCGGCAGCCGCTTTGAGCTTCTCAATCTGATTTTCAAGGCGCGTAATCGATTCCGCCGAATACTCGATCATCAACTTGTTTCCGGTCTGCACCCACGATTCGTGAACACTCCGAACGGCTTCTAGCTGTCCTTCGCAGAGTGCAACCGGGTCAAAGTCAGTGAAGTCGGTGACCTCGTGGCCGGGGTGACTATTCCATTCGCACTCGCCACAGTCTTCGAAATAGTCTCCGTCGGGGGCGATGTCAGAGTCGTAAAACTTTCGTACTGCACGTGACCCGCAGCGGGGACATTGGTCCGTGCGATCCCAGAGATCCCGCGTCATGATGTTGGCCATGTGGACGACGATGGTATCGACTGCACGCTTAGCAATGAGGGCAGCTGTTCGGTTCGCGTTCGTGTGGTGCGTAAGGTGATTGACCAGTTCCCAAGCTTTGTCGGTTGTGGCCTTGAGATAACCCCTGAGCTTCTCGTTCGAGCCACCGGGGCAGTAGTGGTTGTAAAGCAGCTCACTCCACGCCTTGACGTTGGCAGCCTGCGGCTCCTCCGTTTCTGCCGGTAGCTCAGTTCTCCGGCGTACCGCCGTTATAAGCGAGACCATGCACTCCCGCAGTTGCATTCCGACACCTTGAAAGTCGACAACCTCGACGGCATGTTCAAGGTCGTCTTCGGCCTGGCTCAGCCGACGTAAGACCTCGTCGAGGGGTGTTACGAAATCGGCTCCGAACTTCTCCTCTCGGCTCCTGACCCGCATCATGAGGCCGACATGAAAGGACAGCGTGTAGTCCATGCTTGGGAAGTGGCGCTGTGAGTACAGGTTCGTCATGCCGGTGATGACCCAGTAGCGATCTTCATCTGTGGTCACGTCCCATACTTCGTAGGGAGTCGCCATGACATATTCGACGGTTACCCGCTCGACGTGTTGAACTGTCTCGCCGCGAGCCTGACCCTCGACGTACTCCGAGATTTCCTTCTCGGCGTTGTAGTCGCGTTCGGGGCTGTATCGACCTAGCTGGTCCGCAGGGACAGGATGATCGGGCGGAAGTGTGCAGTCACCCTCGACTGCGTCTGCTGTGGGTTCATCGCTCACCTTGCCCAGCGTAGATCGGGACCACACTTGGACCACAGAATCGAATCCCATGGTGCGGGGGCATTACCACGTCTACGGGCGTGGTAGCCAGTCCGCAGTCAGTCCGCAGCGCACCCCATCGTCACCAACAGATACCCAACCTGTCCCACGGACGAAAGGGCGTCTGACGTGCAGCTATCCGCCAGTAACCGCGACTAGCCCACATCTACCAACAAATGCCGTGACCTGCGGAAACGCAGCAGACACCATTTCAAAACCCGTCCAGTGTGAGTTCGAATCTCACCGAGGGCACCATCTCGCGTGACGGCCGCGGAATGACATCCCGACGCAGTACCGCCGCGACCCCCGTGGGAGATCGCGGCGGTACGTAGCCCGGCGGGACCGACTATCAGTCGTCCGACCCGCTGCTCGAGGAATCCGAGGACGAGCCCGCCGAACTCGTAGAGCCGGCCTTCGACTTGTCCGCACCGCTGTCGGTCGTGGACTTCGTGGTCTTGGCCTCCGGCGTCTTGGCCTCGGTCTTCGACGCGCTGGTCGAGTCAGAGGCGTCCGACTTCGTCGACGAGGTGGTCGAGTCGCTGGTCGAATCAGAGGAGTCCGACTTCGTCGAACTCGAGCTGTCACCCGACTTCGTCGACGTCGCCGACTCGGTCGACGGCTTCCCCTCGCTGCCGTCGACCGACGTCGGCTCGTCTGGCTGCTCGTCGACCGGTGCCGGCTCCTCCGCCGTCACGTCGGGAACGGCCACCTCGGGCGCCACTACCTCCGGCACCGATACCTCGACGACCGCAGGCGCCTCGACCGGTGTCTCCACCACAACCGGATCCACGTCCGCGACAACGGGTTCGACGTCAACAGGCGCCGCGGGTTCGGCCGACACGGTGTCGATGCCTTCGTCCGCCACGACCGTGGCGTCGCCCTCCGGTTCCACCGTGGCGGCCAGCTTGCCCGCGACGGTCGGTTCGGGCTCGGTCAGCGCCAGCGTGGCGACCGTGGCGGCCGGGGCCGCGGGACGCAGGAAACCGAACAGGTTGGAGATCGCGTTGACGAATCCCTGGATGAACCCGCTCGGATTGAACAGGTTGCCGATCGCCGCCTGGAACGACTTGGCCATCTGCGCCATGGCGGCGAAGAACTGCGCCAGCGGGTTGGACGGGGTTCCCGTTCCCGGTCCCGGCGGCGGAGTGGTGGTGCCGGGGGGATGAGCGGCGATCCAGTCCTTCAGCATCTGGGCCGCGTCCTTCGGGTTGCCGACGAGGTCCCACAGCCCGAAGAAGTTCTCGAGATCGGCTGGATTCTGCGGGTTGACGAGGAAGTCGCGGACGGTGTGCAGGAACACGGGACCAACGACGTCGGGGTCGTAGGTCTGCCAGTGATCGAGCAGGTCCTTGATCCACGCGGCCTGCTGCGCTTCACTCACCCCGGCCGGTCCCGTCGCCACGCCGTACTCGGTGATCCACACTTTCTTGCCGGTGACGAGAGCCATGATCGCCTCGACCTGCTGGCGAGGGGTCAACACCGTCGCCGGGCAGCTCGGACACGAACCGGAGTACTTGATCTGGTCGCCGTAGGGATGCACCGAGAGAGCATCGAAGAAGTCGGCGGCGCCCGCAGCGAGCATCTTCTGCACGAATTCGACCGGGCTCACGGTGAATCCGGGGAACGTCTGCGTAGCGCCGACTGCGCCGGCGACCACGGTTGCCGTGGGATCGATCGCCTTGAGGACGGGATAGACCGCCTTGAGGAGGTTGGCATAGGCCACCGGGTCGATCGGGTTGAGGAACTGGAAGTAGTTGGGCTCGTTCCAGATCTCGTACGCCGAGACCGTGCCCTTGTACCTCGTCGCGAACTTGGACATGAAGTCCTTGAACAGATTCGCGTTGGGCACACCCGATCCGAGCGGGAGGTTGGGGCCGTTGGCCACACCCCACACGGGGGTGCCGTTCACCTCGGCAAGGACGCCCATGTTTCGCGCCGCGGCCGCGCTCATGATGTCGTCGATGCTCGACCAGTTGAAGAAGTTGTCGACCGGTTCGACCAGCCCCCACGGAACGAAGACGCGAATATTGGTGACGCCGATGGCCAGCATGTCGTCGAGTTGCTTCTCGATCGCCGCCTTGGGCTGTCCGTACAGCGGCGACGTCGCGATGCCGACTGTGCTTGGCGTGGTGGTGATCTCGGCGACGGTTTGGAACTTCGCCTCGGCGAGACGAGGCGGTTCCATGAAGAGACCACTGGCGTAGGCGCTCGCAATCGCCACGGGCAGCGCAGCGAGGACACTGCGGGTCGCGATGCGGCGAAGCAAACGCTCCTTGGACTTTGCCAT